TATACACAGAGGACTTGCCAATTTCCAAGGTGTATAAGATGAGACACACACAAAATGAGAAAAGGATCGTGCTTAGGGCTAATCCTTGTAAAAACTCATATACATTTACAAAACAGTTACACATTCATATATTTAGTTGCAAAATCAATTAAAAACTTGTTACGCTCGTCTCGAGAGCAAACAATAGGACTATCTAAAATTAAACGATTAAAAACATTATTTCTATTAAAATTAGGATATGGTAAAACATATTGGCACAAAATAGTTCTATTGGTAACATTGGGATGGTGGGTTAATAAAATACGCTTATCACTAAGGGGCACATCATATTGTTGGGGGTTTAACATCTCGCTTCCTACAGCCATCCATTTCTGTGGGGATTTGAGATCTTTATATTTATTTTCTAAAAGTGGGAGAGTTACACTATCATGATCTATAAATAAATTTGGAAATTTTTCTGCTAACCAGGACTTTCCCTCACCTGATGGTATACAAACAGCTAACCTCTCTTCTCGAATTCGACCATCATCCTTGATCTTTCCATTCACTTTACTCACAATCCAAGAAAGAGGTCCCAATGTAGCAGCAGAAACAAAACGATTAAAAGTTGAAGTATCAGAGGTAGCAAAATCTGTAAGAAAACCCTCTGCCAAAGAAGAGCCCTTCAAAGCTCCTATAGTAACCAAAAACCACAAGTGAAAATCCATATAAGTTTTAGGAAAGAAACGCTTATTTACACTCTCCAAAGCATTAATAATTTTATTACGCAATTGATTATAAAATTTCTCACCATAAAAATAAGAAAAACGAAGCGCATCATTACAATTAGCAAAAAGCAACTCATCCTGGTTAGGGGCAACGCGCGTCCAATTTAAAAGTTCCAAAATAGTTTGCATCTTCATATGGGGAACTTTAATCATGGCTAAACTTTCATGATTTCTAAAAGATTGCTTTAAAAAAGTGCAATCATCTAACAGTTTAAACTTAGTAATACCGGTTTTCTCTTCATTAGTGTAAATTATACCAAAATCACTTAAATATTCAGAAATAGTCTCCTGATTATACCACTCTAAAACCTCATCCTTAATAGCTAAAATATTATCATCTCCATAAATAGCACATCTTACATTTTGTCTAAAAGATTCCATATTATAATAATTAATTAAACCTTTATTATAAGCAATTCCTAACCAAG